CTGGGCGGATAAAGTCAAATGGTAGCCAAAACGAAAACCAAGTCCACGGTAAACGCTGCTGGTAACTACACCAAGCCGGAGTTGCGTAAGCGCATCGTGGCACAGGTTAAGGCTGCTGCGGTGCAAGGTACGGCTGCTGGACAGTGGAGCGCCCGCAAGGCACAGTTAGTGGCTAAGAAATACAAGGCGGCTGGTGGGGGGTACAGAGATTGAAAGCCCCGCAAAAGTCCCTTAAAGATTGGACGGCACAGAAGTGGCGTACAAAAAGTGGTAAACCGTCGAGTAAGACTGGCGAGCGGTACTTGCCAGAGGCGGCAATTAAATCGTTGACCCCCGCAGAGTATGCGGCGACTACCAAAGCAAAACGCGAAGGCAAGGCAAAAGGTCAACAGTTTGTAAAGCAGCCCGCTAAAATAGCGGCTAAGACGGCTAGATATAGATAGGAGAATTAAAATGGCACGTTACCTACGGAATAAAAAAGATGGATTCGTTTACGATTGGAGTCCTATTCTTGCAGAGAATCCTTTGTGTGAGGAAGTAACGGAGGAAGAAGCATTTCCTGAGAAGTTTGTTCCCAAGAAACAGAAAGGACGTAAGTCTGGCTTGGCGTTAGAGACTCCGGATGAGGAGATCCCTGTGGCTCCTGTCGCCGAGAATGAAGAACTTAACGCAGAAGCATCTAAGGGATTACCCGAATGATACTCAACGATGTAATCACTGAGGTTCGTAGGATCCTCCAAGACATCAACTCGCCGCAGCGTTACAGCGATGCGGTGCTGTTGGGCTTTGCCAATCAGGCATTGAAGCGGATTGCTGTCTTGCGTCCCGACCTCTTTGCTTACATTGGGGACATCCCTACTACGGCAGGGCAAGTTCTTCAGTCAGCCCCGTCTGACTCTATTCGGATTATGGAGATCTTCCAAGTCAAGAATGGCAGCGGGGTAACGGAGACAAACCGTGAGGCGTTAGATCAGACTTACCCCACGTGGATGAATGATGCGGCTGCCCCAACTGTTAACTGGATGCGCCACACCCGTAATGCCAACCGGTTCTTTATCTATCCAAAAGCCCCGGCATCGCAGATACTGGTTGGAGAATACGCTCAGACTCCAAAAGTTTACACAGGTTCAGAGACAGTTGAGTTGCTATCTGATGCCTACTTCCCCGTTGTAATTGACGCGACGGTGTTTATTGCTGAGTCCGTAGACAACGAGCATGTCAACTCCAACCGGGCGCAGTTGTTCCAACAGTCCTTTACTCAAGCCTTGGGCGTTAGCGCTCAGGGTCGTGTCATTACTGACACCGAGGAAGCCGGACTTACTGACGATCAGGTTATCTAATGGCTACGCGTACATTCCTCTCCCTAGTTAATCGGATAGCCCCCAGTGTGCCGGGCTGCCCTCAGCCAATCATCCAGCAATATGTTCGTGATGCTGCGATTGAGGCGTGTGAGCGTACGCTTGCGTGGCGCTATGAGCAGCCTCTGATTCGATTGACACCGGGCGTGTACGAGTACCCCTATACCAACCCATTGCAGACTGAGGTTCATGCGTTCCTGACATCGACTGTTAACAACGAGCGAGTAGACCCGGTAACCCTTGAGCAGTTGTATGCTGCCTACCCTGACTGGCCTAATAACGATCCAACTAAACGGGCTACCCCCCGCTTGATCTGCCAGTTAGACCCAGATAACTTCGTCCTTGCCCCGCTACCCGACGCAACGGTGAACTACGATCTGAAGATGATCGTGGCTTTGAAACCGCTTCGGACTTCTACGGGAATGGACGAGGATGTGTTTGATGATCTTGAAAACGTCATCATGCACGGTGCGCTGCAACATTTGCTGGTGCTGCCCGATAAGAATTGGTCAGACCGTGAGTTGGCTTCGTATCATGCCAAGCAGTACCTTTACAAGACCACAGAACGCAGAGCAAGGGCAAATATCGGTGCAGCCCGCGCTTCGATGTCTGTACGAATGAACCCATTAGCGTGAGGAAATTATGGCCGTTGATGTCATCCGATTAGTAAAAGGCGATGAAAAGCCAGTTATCGTCCTCACCTTGACGGATGACATTACTGGCACGCCAATTGATTTGTCGTTGGGGACAACGACTGTTTCTGTCAAGTTCCGTGCTGCTGGTACAACCACGCTTCTATCTACAATAAATTGTACGAAGTTAAGCGGCGGTACTACTGGGCAGGTGCAGTTTGACTTTCAGGGTAACGTACTAAACGTAGATCCCGGTATGTATGAAGGTGAGATTGTGGTTGACTATAACGGTCAGTTGCAGACGGTGTTTGATCTTCTTCGCTTTACGGTGAGGGCGAACTTCTAATGGCAAACATTCGGGTCGCCTACGCTCTATCGTCGATACTACTAGCCACCCCAGCGGCGGCTACGGTATCTGCTGACGTAAGCACACACTCGATTACAGCCTTAGCCCGGCCAAACCAAGTCATTGCCGTCTCGGCATTTGTTGTCCCAATGGAGTATCTGGAGGAACAGACTGTAACGATGTCTGACTTCCGAGCCTTTGACATCAACAAAGTCCTCATAGATGTGGTCACTATGACGGACGCCAACAACGTGTCGTTTGCTGTTACTGCGTCACTGACTGACTCCGTAGCCGCTGTTGAGAACAGCGTCAAGATATTTAGTGGTACGGTAGACTTTGATCCATCTGACCCAGACGTTGACCCAGACCCGATCAACATAGCCGATGCAGATGTAAAGGGTATAGGGAAAACCCTAACAGAAACTTTAACTGCGTCTGATACAGATGCCAAAGATGTTGGGCAAGTATCTACTGATGCGGTAACCGCGTCTGAAACAATCAACACTAAAGATGTTGGTAAGAGTCTGACGGACACGACGGCCGCGACCGACACGATCAATCAATTTAGCACAGACAAAGTTGTTGCTGATAGTGTGACGGTTGTAGAACTCTCCGCCAAATCAGTTGACAAACCTGCGGTCGCTGATGCCATAACGGCCACAGACGACTCATTCCGTTCCCCTGAACTGGCTAAGACTGACTCTGTAACTACGGCAGATTCGTTTGGGCCATTTGATATAGGTAAAAACCCTAGTGACTCGGCTACGATTGCCGACGCAATCAATACTATTTCGGTCGATAAAGTCCTGACTGATTCAGTCACGATGACTGAGTTCGTGGCTAAGACCCCCGGATACAACTTCGACTATGACGTTGTTGATGCGGATGCTGACCCTGATCCCGTCACGATGGCGGACGCCCAATCGTTTAGCCTAGACACTACCCGTAGTGACTCGGTATCCGTAACGGATACTGCTGCCAAAGATGTCACTAAGCCAGACCTAAATGACTCCGTGACTGGGGCTGATGCAATCGTCGTATCGGCAGATAAAGTCTTGACCGATTCGGCTACGGCTTCTGAGGCTATGGCCTTTAGTTCAGATAAGGTTCTAACCGATTCTGTTTCTACTCCGACCGATGCCATCAATACATTTGCGGTAACGAAAGGACTAACCGATACAGCGACGGCTACGGATGTTCTAAATCTGTTTGCAATCTCTAAAGTCTTGACTGATTCAGTCACAATGAATGAGTCGATCTCAACTACGCTGATACTTGGGCAAAGCACTCCGATCTACCCAGACTATGTGTCGATGGCAGACGGCAATGGATTTGTGTTTCATCGCTACACAACAACCATACCTAACTATACGGAACTGTTAGGTAATGTACTACTCAACACCAACTACATGCAGAGTGCGAGTGACAGCATTACGCATGAGAATTACACTGGCCTGATTAACGGCCCCGGATTGTTACTCACCGCACCTTTAATTGGCGGTGAATTTATCACTTACGCTGATACCAGCGGCGCTGGATTAGTTGTAAACTTCCACTATACTGATGCGGATGATCGCACGGTTGGTGGTTACTACTTCAACCAAACCCCGATCCTATAAGGAGAGAAAGATGTTTAACGATACCGTTAAGATGAAAGGTGAACTGCGGATCACCGTGACCAACCCGGAGGGCAACGTCAAGCATGAAGTTGTTGTCCCCAACCTCGTAGTAACCGCCGGTAAAAACTTTATTGCCTCCCGCATGGAAGGTACTTCATCCAATGTCATGTCACACATGGGAATTGGTACAGGTACAACCGCTGCGGCAGTTGGCGATACTGCTCTTGAAACTCAAGCCGGTCGTGTTGCTTTGACTTCAACCACTGTTACTTCCAATAGTGTGGCGTATGTCGCTACATTCCCTGCCGGTACTGGTACTGGCGCAATCACTGAGGCTGGCATTTTCAATGCTTCGTCTGGCGGCACAATGCTTTGCCGCACTGTGTTCTCGGTGATTAACAAGGGCGCAGCCGATACGCTTGGTATCACTTGGACTGTAACCGTTAACTAATTGGGGTAGGAAATGGGCATCAAATTCGCAAATAGCGCGTATGCCACGTTAGCGTCTGGTATCAATAGCAGCGCTACGAGTATTACGCTGACTACCGGGCAGGGTGCGCGTTTCCCAACTCTGGCCGGTGGAGATTTTTTCTACGCCACATTGATTGATACCTCCAATAACTTGGAGATCATTAAGTGTACGGCTCGTTCAACTGATGTTCTGACCGTTGTTCGTGGGCAAGAGTCTACGACCGCACGGGCTTACTCGACGGGTGACCGTATTGAGTTGCGTGTTACGGCTGCTGGCTTTAGCGAGATGTTGCAAGCCAGCAATAACCTATCTGAACTAACAGCCACCGCTTCTACTGCACGCTCCAACATTGGGGCTGCCGGTACTGCTACGGCACAGACTTTCACGGCTTCTCAGCGTGGAACTGTGACGACAGATAACGATGGCTCGTTCGATATGAACGTGACAAACAACTTCAAATGTACCCCCACAGGCAGTATCACCCTGACATTTACCAACATTACGTCTGGTCAAACAGGCAACATCTTGCTGGTAAATGGTAGTAACTACACCGTATCGGCACATGCCAATACTAAGGTAGGTACTGGTGTGTTGGCTGCATTGTCGGCTACCGGAACGTACTGGGTGAGTTACTACTCCGACGGTACGAATGTTTACATCTCGGCTACTGGAGCATTGTCGTAAATGTCCATTATTCAGGGTAATGCCCATACCTCTACTGGCGGCTATCAGATAGAGCGCAGTCTCAGGTTCAATAGCGCAGACTCGGCGTATCTGAACAGGACTTTTACAACCCCAACTAACGCAAAAAAGTTTACTATCTCCGCATGGATAAAAGTTACTAGCCCACTTGGTTCTGCTCTTGATTTTGGGTTGTTGTGCGGCCCAAATAGTGCAGAAGTAATTGGTATTTCTGGAACAGGGGCGTTTGGTGCGGCTATAAACGGAAGGTTATTTATTCGTTTTGGCGATACAAACCTTGTATATTACCCACAATTATTTAGGGATGTAAGTGCGTGTGGGCATATAGTAGTTGCCATTGATACCGACCAAGCAGTGCAAGCAGATAGAGCAAAGTTTTACTACAACGGTGTTTTACAAACTGCAACATCAAGCACAATTACCTCTGGGTATTCTCCAGCACTAAATACTGCTGCAACTCGATACATTGGCGGATTAAGTACTTTTTCTGGATATTACGCAAACGGCTACCTTGCTGAATATAACTTTATAGATGGACAGCAACTTGCCGCATCCTCATTTGGCGAAACAGACTCCAACACAGGTGTATGGAAGCCTAAGAAATACGAAGGCACATACGGCACTAACGGGTTCTATCTCAAGTTTGCCGACAACTCTGGAACCACTGCTACTACTCTTGGTAAAGATAGTTCAGGCAACGGTAACAACTGGACACCTAATAACTTCTCTGTAACCGCTGGCGTAGGTAATGACTCCTTAGTAGACTCGCCCACATCCTACGGAACCGA